AGGAAGTCGCAAAAGTCGCCAAAGAATCTGCGGCGGCTGCGAAATCTGCCGGTGACTCTGCCGGATTTCTTGGCGTCAATTGGCAGCGTGTAAAAGATATAGTTACCGGCATTACGGTCATTGACGTATTTCGTCAAATTAGCAGAGCTCTGAAAGCAGTCGTAGCAGATGCGTTAGATGCTACTGCTGAATTCCAAACTCTTCAAATACAACTTCAGGCAATTCTGGCTAGAGATTTTGCGCAGGAATTTGGAGTTTCTGTCGGTGTTGCATTAGGTCAAGTAACTGAGAAGACACAAGAACTTATTAGTTGGGTTCGTCGTGTTGCAGTAACGACACCATTCAGTCCAGAAAATCTTGCAAGAGCTTTAGCATACGGTCAAGCGTTTGGTTTCAATGTGGCACAAGCTAAACGATTGACGTTAGCGACCGGAGACTTCGCGGCTGGCATGGGTCTTACTAACGAACACATGCAGCGTATCATTTACAACTTCGGTCAAATGCTTGCCTCTGGCCGTGTATTAGGACGAGAATTGCGAGACCTTGCCAACAACTTCGTTCCTATTCGAGAGATTACACAGCTTCTTGCTGATGAAGTCGATATGCCGTTTGAGGAAATGAAGAAAGCAATGAGCAAAGGCAGGGTATCTGCTGAGCAATTCATCGGTGCATTTATACGAATTGCTGAAGAGGATTTCCCTGGTGCAATGGAGAGAATGGCGAGGACGATTACAGGTGTTCGCCAAAACATTAAAGACTTCATTCGAACTCTTCTTGGCTTAGAACTTCTTGGACCTGTCATGGAGAGAGTTGCTGCTCTATTGGCAGATGCTCTGGATAGGGCATTTCAGCCTGACGTTCTTCGAGGATTCTTTACTCTTGGTCAAGTTCTTCTAAAGGCTTTTGAAGGAATTCGTACCGCTGTCAGTTTTAGACTTATACCGGCGATACAAGACTTTTTCAAGTCCCTGGGATTTGGTGCGCCGACCGTATTCACTCTTGCTTCAGCTCTACTTTATCTAAGTGAAATAATTAGAACACTTATTCGTGCGCTTTCCAGGGGAATCAGCGGTCTCGCGAATTTCATAAATACGCTGTCTCAAAGATTCAACACGACATTTGCCGAGCTCATTCAGAATGCTGCCGGATGGGGTTTCAATATCATTCGAGCTCTTGCCGAAGGTATGGCAAAAGCTGTGACTGTTGTTATCCAAGTTCTTACTCAAATTGCTAAGATTTTTACTTACTGGCTTCGAGGATCTAGTCCTCCAAGACTGTTGCCTGATCTACCGGAGTGGGGAAAAGCTGCGATGCAGTCATGGCTGAAGGGATGGACTTCAGCAGATTTTGGCATCTTTGACGATATTGCTGGAACGGTCGAGGCATTTCTTCGTTCGCTTGCCCACAAGATACCAGAGAAGCAGCTCATTCCGCGAATTTTAGGAAGTCGTCAGGCAATTCAAAATGTTATTAATGATGTGCGCAAGTTCGGTGATATAACAGAAGGCTCTATTAATAAGATCATTAAGGCAATGGGGATTGTTTCTGGCCCTATGAAGAAATTTATTCGCGAGACTATTGAGTTTGCTCGTATCTCTACTCGCATTGAGGAGGCTCAGAAACTATTAGATTTCGACGTAGAGTTCTTCATACCCACTAAAATCCTTGGTGTGACCGTTAAGACTTTTGAAGACTTGATCAGAGTTGCCAATAAATTCAAAGGATCTCTCGGTCAGGCGTTGAAAGATTATGCTCAAAGTCTTATTCAGGTTGCCGCAGCAGATCAAAGAGTTGCAGAGGCGCAAGAATTTCTAAATAGGGTAACTGAGAAATATGATAAGCAACTTAGAGATTTGCGAGCTCTTCAGCAGCAATTTCGTGAAGAAGAGGACACTAGCGGTAGATTGAAGGATATCGAAGAGGCGTTGGCGACTGGACTGCTGACAGCAGAAGAGAAGCGGAGATTGGAGCTTGAAAAAGAGCAGATTTTGCTTGAGCATAAGATAGCAGCAGTTGAAGCAGAGCGTGATATAGTTGTTGGAGCTGCTGAAGATAGATTATCTGCTGAGCAGGAAGTTGCTGAGGCAGTTAGAACAAATCTGGAATTTCAGCAGAGACTAGCTGAACAAATTGCTGAGGAGCAATTGGCGGCTGCGAAAGAGCAGTTGACCATCGCCCAAGAGCGAGTTCAAATGGAGATTGAGACAAATCAGCTCATTCAGGAGCAATTGAAGCTTCTTGAAAGGCTGGCAAAAGAAGCTGAAAAAGAAGAGTTGCTTGAAATTCCAGGCGTTGATTTCGAAGGTTTTATTGACGAGTTCGCAAGCTCTCTCGAGGATAGCAGAGCTGAAATTACCCAGGCTATTCAAGATTTGCGAAATGAAATAGCAGGAAATATTAGAGAATTTCTTGACGGTATTTTTGCTCCATTTGAAGGAGTTCCTGAAAGATTAGAAGGTCTTCTCGCTGACATTGGAGATATCTTTACGGCTGCGCAACAGAATCCTGCAATCGGAATATTCATAGAACTTCTTAAACTATTTGCCGAAGATGTTGCAGTTGCTCTAGGAAATTTACAGACATTCTGGGATGAAAACGGCGACGAAATCCTAGTGACCGTTGGAGATTTCTTTACCAGATTGTCCGAACTTATAACTCCAGCATTAGGATTAACATTAATAAATGTTGGAATAAGCATTGAAAAATTTGGTGATTTTCTTGTTCGCATGAGCGAGCAATTAGTAGAAAACGGCCCACGAATTCAGGAGTCTCTGCAGGGATGGGTAGATTGGGTATTCGACGAGGGAATTCCAAAACTTCAAGATTTTGGAAAATCTCTGAAAGAAGATGTAATTCCTTCCATCTTAACTTTCGTGGATGCTTTGGTCGCTAACGGTCCACTTATTTTGACCATTCTTGGAGCTTTGGGAGTTGCCTTCCTAGGGTTTAGAACAACTCTTCAGTTGATTGCTGCTGCTCCTGCAATAAGTTCTGCAATAACGTCTCTTTTGAAGGAATAAAAGCCACAGTCCTTGCAGCCCTTGGACCGGTTGCTCTCATTCTTCTAGGAATTGCCGGAGTATTCGTAGCTCTTAAAACTAATGTCGGTGGATTTAGAGATATAATAGTCAGTTCGTTCAAAGCAATGAAAGGCCCTCTATCCGGTATCTTTGAGCCGTTGATTCAAGCATTCAGAGATTTACAACCGGCTCTCGCAGAGCTTAGAGAGCAATTGGCTCCTCTCGGAGCTCTTCTAGTTCCTGTTCTGAAAATTATCGGTGGCATCATTTTATTCTCAATTGTTCCAGCAATTGTTACGGTTCTGGCTTTGATTACCGGTCTTGTTCGAGGATTCGTTACGGCATTTACCGGATTGATGACCTCAATGCAAAGAATTTCACAAGAGGCTACTCGTATTGTTACTGGTATCCGAAATTTTGTTATTGGTTTCATAAATATTATTGCCGGTCTATTTACCGGAGACACGCTTAGAATAAAGGTTGGTTTTCAGCTTTTAGTTTCTGGCATCAAAGATATTATTACCGGACTATTGAATTCCATAGTTGCTAACTTCATGGCACAATTTAATTTCATAACAGATTTTCTTGGAGGATTCGTAGAAGGAGTAATTGGATTTTTTGCTAACTTGTATGATCAACTTATTGGAAAATCCATTATTCCCGAAATGTTACAAGCTATCGTAACTGCTTTTACGACATTCTTTGCGGACACTATAACGCAATTCGGTACTTGGATCAGCGATGTTATTGCTAAAATTGGAGAATATTTCACAGATGCAGTTCAAGCTGGCAAAGATTTCATCCAAAATCTTATCAACGGCATTACTGATAGAGTATTTGGTACTAACGGTCTAATAGAAAAAGCTAAGGAATACATCAGCACAACGGTTAAGAATATTGAGCTCTTAGCTCATTTATATCTTGCGGCAGGAAAGGTTCTTATACAGAATTTATTGGACGGTATACGTGAATTGTTTGAGTCTGCTGAGGGTGTCTACGAGAATGTGAAAACATTCATAGGAGAAACGGTAACTACGATCACCAATCTGAAAGATGATTTCATTGAGGCAGGGAAAAACATTATTTTAGGATTAATTGAGGGTTTGAAACAAAAGGCAGTTGCTTTGTATGATGAAGTTACAAGCATAATCAAAAAAGCTCTTGGCGTAGCGGAAGAAGAGTCCGAAGCCGAATCTGCCTCTAAAAGAACTCGACGATTGGCTCATGATTGGATGAAAGGATTTATCCTAGGAATAGGCGATGAAGCTTCGGCTACCGAGAGAGCAATCGCAAAAGTATTCTCAGATCTCATGCTAGTTCCAGCTGGAATGGAGTTTGCTGAGTCAAATGCGTCGGTTGACGAAATTCTAAAGAAACTGAAATCTTTATCTGATTTCGGATCTGCAGGATCGTTTGGAGCAAATTTCAATGCTCAACAACTTATTCAGCCGATGGCAAATGGCTCTAATAGACTGCTGACACAACCATCTCCTAATCTTACGAATGTACGAAATATCAATGTTGAAGTTAATCCAACGTATGCTCAAGTACAGTCTGAAGCTGGAATCTACTACGATGTTCGAGCAGCTCTTGCTCATATTCAAAGATAATCATGACAAATATGTTTCCTGAATACGACATCTATATAGCTCCTGACGGAACGGAATTGCCGTTCGACCGTTTGTCTGATAAATTTATTCAGTCATTCGAAGGATATGGAATGTCGCCGATCAAGTACGTTGAGCAACAGGGAGCTCTTCAAGACGGAGTTACCATTTACGATTACAAGCTTCAGAAGAGAATTGTTCAATGGACGGTTCGGCAAAATGGATGCAGCAGATGGGATTATTGGGAAAAACGAGCCTTATTTTTGGATGTGCTTAGACCTAATCGTCACACGTTCAACAATTTCGGTCCGGGCAAACTCCGAAAAATGCTGCCGACCGGAGTTATGCGTGACCTAGATGTTCATGTAGAATTCGGACCCATATTCTCGTCTCCGAGCGGTTTCTGGGATGAATGGGGTTTCACAGAGGCTATACGATTCGTAGCTCCAGATCCTACATTCTATGATCCAACAAGTGCATCTCTCGCTGTAGATGCAGACATTGCAAATACCGAGCTAGAATTTCCAATAACATTTCCAATAGAGTTTGGATTATCTGTATTTTCAGCAACGAACAATATTACGTATTTAGGAACATGGCTTACATATCCAACGATAGTAATAACAGGTCCTTCATCGGCAATTCTGATAACAAATACTGCTACGGGGGAGCGTATAATCTTCAATGGTAGTGTAAATCCAGGTGATACAGTTACAATATCTCTTCAATACGGCAATAAGTCCGTTACGAACAATCTCGGAGAAAATCTTATCGGCTCTATAACACCAGATAGCGATCTTGCTACGTTTCATCTAGCTCCAGCTCCTGAAGCTGCTGGAGGCGTAAATCCTATCAATGTAATTGCTACCGGAATAGGCGGAGCAACCCGAGTTGTTCTCTCGTATTTTACTAGATATATAGGAATATAAATCATGGCACAAACAAGTCTTCCTTGGGGCGGAACGGTCACTGGAGATGCTGGACCGTATACTGATGATCAGTGGTCAGATACCTGGCGACAGTTATTTACGAGAGATTCAACTCTGGAAGGTGTTTTGCCCAATTATCTTTCAGAATTGGTTGTAACTAATCCTGCCGCAGCCACCATTCGTGTAGGAACAGGTTCAGCAGTTGTAGATGGAAAATTTTATAGAAATACAGCAGTTGTAGATTTAGCAGGAGCAGTTCCTGGCGGTGGGTCAAATTATTATACCGTAGTCATTCAGAAGACTTGGGCGACTCAGCAGGTTCGTGCCGTTCTCATTGGACCAGATGCTGGAGCTCCTCCAGCGGTAACACAGTCAGACGGCTTAACATGGGAAATAGCGATAGCTACAGTTCAAATAACATCTGGCGGAGTTGTAACGATTACTGATGCTAGAGTCTATGCTCATTACAATACAAATATATCCACAGCAATGCTTGAAGATGCTTCTGTCACCGCTGTCAAAATACCTGACAACTCAATTCCATCTGCTAAACTTATTGATGGAGCAGGCAGCGGTGTAGATGCTGATTTGTTAGATGGTCTTGACGGAACTTCATATCTCAATAACGTAACTGCTTTGACAGGAGCTTCCGATATATCTTTGAACGATACTCCAACGTTAATTCCAGGATTGACCACTAACTTGACGACTGGTAACTATTTGATTACAGGTATTGCTGTTCTGGAAGGAGCTGGAACAACCGGACAGTGGGGAGAAGTTAAGACCCACTTGTATCGAGCAGGTGTCATTGTCCAAGGAGAACCAAGACATCATATTATCATTACTGCTGGCGGCATTTCAAGAGTAACTATCTCATATACCTGGTATATTTCTATTTCAGGAACACAAACAGTCGAGCTAAGAGCAAGACTCATTGCTGGATTTACTTTGGCTTCTGTCGATACGAATTTCGGATACTGCAAGTTGTACTGCCTAAAGATCTAATGGTTGCTTCAATTGCTGCTGATTACTATGTACGATTACTTAGTCAAGTAAGTGTCCAAGTGGATATCTTTGACAAGTTTACGTCTATAGAAATAAATCATAAACTCAATGGGGTTGGTTCGTATACAATATCGTTTGAAGATCTGAGCGTTGTTCGAATGAGACGCTTTGAAGTAGACGGTCAAGTAGAAGTGTATAGAGCAGTACCAGGAGCAGATGTAGATTGGTATCCTGAATTTGAAGGATTTCACCGAAAATTTGCGGATGTCCGATCTCAGGATAAACGCAGAACAATTCAAAGTATCGGTGTAGGTTACAATAGTCTTCTAGAGAGAACCAACATCGCATATAAAGAAGGTACAATTCGGGCAGACAAATATGATTATGCCGACCGAGTAATGAAAGAATACGTAGAAGAAAACTGTGGACCTACTGCTGCTGACGAAACAGTCGTAGGTAGAATTCATCCAAAGAAGTTTCCACA